CCCTTATATTCGTGATAACAGTTATTCGTGATGGCAGTATGTGGCCCTTGACGGTTATATCGTCGGCGGGCGAAGGGGGCGTATAACCGTTGATCCCCCCGATTATAAAAAACCAAACAACCCTAACCTACAGAGGTGACAAAGCGCGTGAGATATATTCATTATCAAAAAAATTCCCGGAGTAAAAAATCCCGGATATATTGGACGTTCTGGAAGGTTGTCTTTGCGGGGTGGTTAATACGGTATCCACGGACGTTTTTTACTGCACTCGGAGTTCTTCTAGTGTTCCTATATAATGCGTTAAGTTAATCAAAACCCCCGTGGAAAAGATCTATCACATTTATGCAAAGGGACACTGCATCTATCATTCACTGAAAGAGGAAGAGTTTAAAACAACTTGGACAGCACTCAACCGCCTTGCAGAGTTGGTAGCACACAAGAGTGATCTTTCTTACGAGGAACTTACAATCAATAAAGAAGTAGTACGCAATTCTTCTTATTGACAAATCATATATACTCTGATAAAATTGATCTGAAGGTTATTTACAAGTATGGCAAAAGGATTCACTGTAAAAGCAAAAACTCCTCAAGTCCAAAAAGAAGAATGGGACTATGAGGCAATTAAAGAAAGAATGCGTGGAAAGTCTATTGTATTCTGTCTTCCTGGAAGAGGATGTTCTTATATCTTTCTGAAAGCATTTGTACAACTCTGTTTTGATCTGGTTCAGAATCAGATGAATATTCAGATCTCTCAAGATTATTCATCGATGGTAAACTTTGCACGTTGTAAGGTTCTCGGTGCAAATGTTCTTCGTGGGCCTAAGCAGATTCCCTGGGATGGTAAACTGAATTATGATTATCAACTCTGGATTGATAATGACATTGTATTCAACACAGAAAAGTTCTGGCAACTCTGTGATATGGCTCTGAATGAAAACGGCGAGGAGAAGGGTATTGTCGCAGGCTGGTACGCAACAGAGGATGGACACACAACCTCAGTAGCACACTGGTTGGAAGAAGATGACTTCCGTCGTAATGGTGGTGTGATGAATCATGAAACTGTTGAAACCATGCAGAAGCGTAAGAAACCCTTCACAGTTGATTATACTGGTTTCGGTTGGGTTCTGATTCAGAAGGGTGTCTTTGAGAATCTTGAATATCCTTGGTTTGCTCCAAAGATGCAAGTCTTTGAGTCTGGTGCAGTTCAAGATATGTGTGGAGAGGATGTATCTTTCTGCCTTGATGCAAAGGATGCTGGTTTTGAAATCTGGTGCGATCCTCGGATTCGTGTGGGACATGAAAAAACCAGAGTCATCTAAAACCTTTGATATCTTATATCAAGGCCGGAGAATCTATCAAAGTCTCTCTTATGAGGACTGTGCGGATATCCTAGAAGAACTCTCTCAAAGATACTACGAAGACGAAACTTTTGATGTAAACGAATTAGAATTGGAGGAAATTTATGGCAGCTAAAGGCGGAATGAATAAGGTGTTCTTTGAACCAGGAGCACCAAAGAAAACTCGTCAAGGACGATCAGCGCGAACGCTTCTCTCAGCAACATCTCGTAATGGCCGTAAGAAAAGATATCGCGGACAAGGAAAATAATTATCAGAGTGCTTAAATAGACTTAGGCACTCTTTTTTTATGTTCTCAGAAAAAGAACAATTTATTCTTAATTGGATTCGAGAAGTCTCTAAAACAAGAGAAGAACTGAATGGATTTGCAATCTGTCCATTTGCTGCTAAGTCAACCTATAAGATTGTAGAGTGTCCTGTTGAAGATATTGCTCCCATTGATGGTTATCAAGTCATCATTTACATTGTAGAAGACTACCTAGACTTGAATGCGATTCAATTTTGGGTAGATTATTACAATTCCATCTATAAAGAATGGAAATTCTTTGAAGACTGTGGTTCTTATGACACTTATATTCGTGGTGTTCAGACAAATAACGGTAGATATAACTTAATTTTGGCACAACCAAAAGAAAAATTACGTACATTTAGAGAAAATCTGGCAAAAACCTCCTACTATGACATGTGGGACGACAAGTACCTCCAAGAAATTCTAGAAGATGACTATGATATAATGAAAAATCGGGATAGCAACCCCGTAAAAAGTTCTGATTTTAACGAATCAGGAGAAAAAACCAATGGCCAACAGTCCAATTGACAAAAGTGAAGATTTTATTCAGTCAGGAATGACGTTGATTACTGAAATTTCTTCAGAAAAATACTTACAAAAAGCAAAAAAACTTAAAAATTACAAAATTCCCGATGATCGATACTCAAGACACTGTGGTGGCGTCGGTGGATTTGATGATTTTGTTGAAAGATGGCATGAATAGCTGAAAAAACACGAATAAATAAGTTAGATTTATTATATTTTCATGCCTGTAGAACGGGTAAGTAAGGCATTCAAAGACATCAGCATGTCATTTCAGGTAAATCCCCTGAATTATGACTTAATTGCGCTGAAAAATGAGAATGCTATTGCCCGTTCTGTTCGAAATTTAGTTTTAACTTATCCAGGTGAACGATTTTTTAATCAAAATTTAGGTTCAAGAGTATCAAGAGCACTTTTTGACAACGTTGATTCAGTTTCTGCATCATTAATTCGTGATGAAATTGAAAATACGATTAATAATTATGAACCAAGAGTCAATTTGACTGGTGTAGACGTTGCTCCAGACTACGATAATAATACTTTTAACGTTACAGTTCGATATACAATTGTAGGAATTGACGTTCCACCTCAGCAATTGTCATTTGCCTTACAACCGACACGATAAATGGCACTAGTCAACTTTACAAATCTCGATTTCGATCAAATTAAAACTTCGATTAAGGATTATCTTAGATCGAACTCGAATTTTACTGACTATGATTTTGAAGGATCAAATCTTTCTGCAATTATTGACGTTTTAGCGTACAATACTTACATTTCCTCATACAATGCTAACATGGTTAGCAATGAGGTTTTCATTGATAGTGCGACTTTAAGGGAAAATGTCGTCTCTTTAGCCAGAAACATTGGATATGTTCCAAAATCTAGAACTTCTGCAAGAGCAACGGTTTCATTCTTTGTAGACACAACAGGGTTTACTACAAATCCACTTACCTTAACTTTAAGAAAAGGTATTGTTTGTACAAGTGCATCAAATTTTGGAGCAGAAAGTTATACATTTTCAATTCCCGATGATATTACAGTTCCTGTAGTCAATGGAATTGCATCATTTGATTCTGTTGAGGTTTATGAGGGAACATATTTAAATCAAACATTTACTGTTGACTCAAATAATCCAAATCAACGCTTTATTCTTCCAAATGCAAATATTGACACAAAACTTCTTCGAGTATTAGTTAGAAATACGGAGCAAAGTTCATTTACTCGTAAATTTACTCTTTCGGATAATTTAATTGGAGTAAACGCAGAGTCTAAAGTTTTCTTTATCCAAGAAATTGAAGATCAAAGATATGAATTAATTTTTGGTGATGATGTTTTTGGCAAGAAACTTGATGATCTTAATTTTATTGAAATTTCTTATGTTGTGACAAATGGAGAGGCTGGAAATGGAGTTTCTTCATTTACATTTAACGGCAGAATCGTTGATAATAATGGAACTGTAGTTAGTTCTGGATTATCGTTATTAACTACTGACGTTAGTTCACAATATGGAGAAGAAATTGAATCTGTCAATTCAATTAAAAAATATGCACCCCGCATTTATGCTTCACAGAACCGCGCTGTAACCGCCTCTGACTACGAAGCAATCGTTCCTACGATATATCCAGAGGCCGAATCAATTTCTGTATTTGGTGGAGAAGAATTAAACCCACCAAAGTATGGCAAAGTCTTTATTTCGATCAAACCATATAACGGATCATTTGTTCCAAATACAATCAAAGATAATATTATTAGTGGATTGAAAAAATATAGTGTTGCTGGAATTGTTCCAGAAATTCTTGATCTTAAATATTTGTATGTTGAATTTGACAGCACTGTTTACTATAACTCAAACACAGCATCAAGTGCAAACGCTTTAAAAACAATCGTCTCTTCAAATGTTGAAAAATATGCAGATTCGACTGAATTAAACAAATATGGAGCAAGATTTAAATATAGCAAGTTTTTAAAAATTATTGATGATAGTAATCAGGCTATCACTTCAAATATTACAAAAATTACAATGCGAAGAGATGGTAAAATTTTAGTAAATGAAATTGCCAAATATGAGGTTTGTTTTGGTAATCAATTCCATATTCGTGATATAAAAAATGGGTTTAATATTAAAACCTCAGGATTTACAATTGATGGATTAACTGAAACTGTTTATATGTCTGATTTGCCAAATGCAGATGGAAAAACTGGGAATTTATTTTTGTTTAGTTTAAAGTCTCCTACTGAACCATCTATTGTTCGTAACAATGTTGGAACGATTGATTATGTAAAGGGAGAAATTTTTATCAATCCTCTTAAAATTACGGGAACTCTTAAAGTCGTAAGTGGAATACCAATCGTTCAATTTTCCGCAATTCCACAATCAAATGATGTCATTGGATTACAGGATTTGTATTTGCAACTAGATATTAATAACAGTGTATTAAATATGGTATCAGATGAAATATCATCTGGAACTAATATTTCAGGATCTACTTACACAGTAACCTCAAGTTACACAAACGGAGCCCTTGTAAGATTATAATCATATGTCAGAAACGAGAATCAGTGCAAATCTAATTGTTGAGAATCAGCTTCCAAATTTTGTTAAAGAAGAATTCCCTCTTGTATCGGAATTTTTATCACAATATTATCAGTCACTTGAATATCAAAGTGGAGTTTCTGATGTTCTTCAGAATATCGATCAATATGTTAAAGTTGATCAATTAGCAAATTTAACTAGTTCAACAACATTAACTGCTAGTGTTGGATTTCTCGATGACATAATTACTGTAAGTTCTACTTATGGGTTTCCAGATCATTATGGACTTCTTCTGATTGATAATGAGATTATCACCTATACCAATAAAACATCTACAACATTTACTGGATGTGTTAGAGGATTCAGTGGAGTCACTTCTTATCAGAATCAATCAAATACAGATCAATTAGTATTTTCAGAATCTGAAATTTCAGAGCACAGTTCTAATACAACAGTTACCAACCTAAGTGTTCTGTTTTTGCAAGAGTTCTTTAATAAAGTTAAAAAACAAGTTACACCTGGATTTGAAAGTAGAGAATTATATTCAGAATTAAATGAAGGACTTTTTGTCAAACAAGCAAAAGATTTTTATTCATCTAAAGGTACTGATTCCTCCTTCAAAATTTTATTTGGTGCATTATATGGTAAAAATGTTGAAATTATTAAACCAAGAGATTATTTAATTCAACCATCTGATGCACAATATCGAGTTACTAGGGATTTAGTAGTTGAA